CTTACTAGCCTCTCTGTTGAAGACACCACGCTCACCACTACCTGATTCAACTAGAGCCATCCACTCACGCATGAACGACAAGCTATCAGGCTTCTCTGTGTAGGACACTGAGTTGTTAGCTAAAGCACGTTGAGGGTTGTTAGTCCACCAATCACCTGACTTAGCGTGACGCATCCTATCATCTGACAAGTTAGACAGACTGATCATAGCTGACCTACGGACACCGCCTACTACAACTACCTCTCCTATCTTACACATAAGGTCGTGACACTCGATAGAGGATAGCTTACGTCCTTGTGCGTCTTTGAATATCTTGACTGTAAAGGTAAACAAGTCAACTAAAGGAGCAGGTCCACTAGCTCTACCACCAAATGTCTTTAGTCTAGCACCTGCAGGTCTGACGTTTGACACATCCCACTGAGGTATCTCACCTGCCCACAGTAATGCTAGTAGTTGTCTGAAAGCCTTAGCCCAACCCTCTTTGCTGTCCTTGACTATGATCTTAGTGTCACTGTCGTATAGCTCAGGTACATCAGGTAGCTTCTGTATGTACTGACGCTCAACTGAGAAGCCTACACCAGTGCCACACAACAGGATAAACATAGCCTCATCGAATGACTTGGGGTCATCAACAGGTAAGTAGCTGCAGTTGTAACCTGAGGTGTTGTCTCTATCCAACGCTTTACCTGCTGTCATCATAGCTCTCATGCTAGGCATGACTTCTAGGTTTAGGATCGCTTGTTCTATCTGATTGACAAAGCTGTCTTTACCCATGACAGGTATGACTACATTGGTCATGTATCTGTCTACTGTCTCAGCCCAAGTCTCTCTGCGTTGCTCTTTGTCTAGCCATCGTGCATACCTTGACGTGTGTATGAACGCTTGGTAATCTGTAGGTAAGTAGTTGTCTCTCATCTCTTGTCACCGTTCCCTCGTAGTGTTCCTCTTTTCTTTCTGCCATGTAGCTTCTCTAAGTTATCGTAGGCTACGGTCTCCATGTCAATGTTCAGGTCTCTACACAAAGCAGCTATGTACCATAGACAATCACCTATCTCATCAGCTATACCTTCACGGTCAAGCTTACCATCTCTCATAATCTTCTTTACTTTGTTTGCTACCTCTCCTGCCTCAGCAGCTAAACCCAAAGCAGGGTATATGACTGAGTGTTTCTGATCGTAGATAGCTGTCGTTGCAGCTTGTTGTTGATACTTGTCCATGTCAAGAGGGTCTTGATTGTAGTACTGAAATGCGTTTATGTCATCTAGGGTAATCAATTTTCTAAGTCCTTCCACTGTCTAATTTCTACATCTAGGTAGAAGTAATCATTCATGTTGATAGTTCCATCGTCTACCAGTTTACGTATGATTGCTTCCTCATCCAAATCATTCTGTTCCATCAACAACTGTAGTCCGTAGTTATTGACAAGAGCTTCTATCTTACTATCATGATCAAACATTGTCAAGCCTTAATGTATCCAAAGAGAAGTTTCTTTTTCGTGAATGATAGGTTCTACTGAAGACTTTAGTTTGTTCATGAAGTTGTAAGCTTCATTAAAGTCTTTGAAGTATATCTCATCATCAAAGACCATACCTTTTTCTTCAACCATACATACTAAAGCCCACTTGTCACCCTGATCTATTGGACCTTCTAAGAACTGATGTACTTTAACCTCCATATTTAACTCCCTTAAACCTGTGTTTAAAAAACACTATTGCATTTATTGTTGTATTGATAGTAACCATAATTAGTATCCACCATTGCCACCATACTAAACCACCGAGTTCAAACATATTTTCTTCTTTCTTTCTTTTATCCAATCATGCGGTATAACTTCTTTAGCAAACATGAACCCATAGTAATTACACCAATCTGCGTAGGTCATCTTTGCTCCTTTGTTTAGTCTCTGGTAAGGATTACTAAAGACAAATCTTATGTCAAGCTCAGGGTGTAACTCTTGTATCCACTTGTGCTTGTTCCTGTCTGGTAAAGTAAACCTACCTTTAGTTTCGACTATAATACCATTGGGTAAAATAAAGTCAGGAGTATACTTTCTTATTCTCATGTCACGCCACTGTACCTTTAGTGTCTCGTACTCAAACTTGACACGTTTCTTTTGTAGGTACTTAGCGTTGCGTTCTTCTAGTCCTGATCGGAATCTGTGAACTTTGGTGGTTGCCATACTTGTTCTTCTTCTCTTCGTAGCCACAACAGCTTACCGTTTTCTATTACTCTTTCTTCATCACCACCGTAGGCTCTGACACACTCTTCATACAAGTCTTGTTCTGTCTTACAGTCAGCTAGTATCTTATCAGCTTTCTTAGGTCCAACGCCATAGATACCTTGGATGTTGTCTGCCGAATCACCTGTAAGTATCTGCTTGTAGAAAAACCTCAACCCTTCAAACTCTTCAACTGTTTGCCAAGTACGTCTGTGTGGATTGTAGTGTGTGCATGGTAGCTGAAGCATGTCCTTGTCTATTGATACGACAATGCTCTCAGGGTTAGACCAGATGCCTATCAGGTCATCAGCCTCTTCATCCTTGGACACAATAGCTTTCCAGTTGTCGATCAGGTGCTGCCTAATATCACCAAGGTGTACAGGTCTTTCTTGTTTCCTGTTGCCTTTGTATTCTCTGGTAACAGCAATGTTCTTTCTGAAGTTACCTTTACCTGTCAGGAAGATCTGATACTTGTCATCAGTTACCTCCCACAGTACTGCCTCTAGTGCAGTCTCTAGTAACTCATCAATCTTTTCTACTGCTGCTTGTACTTCTTCATCTGCACAAGAGAAAGCTGCACGATAAGCAAACGGATCACCGTCAACCAGTATTTGCAAGTTGTCGTTCTTTTGCACGTTGACGTTCCTTCTGTGTCATTGGTCTAAGTATATCGTCACTGTAGTCAACGATGATACCTGTGTTCCACTTACTGCGTTCTTCTTCTGCTGCTTCGTAAGTATTAAACAACTTTGGTTTGTACCCTTCTGTGGTATTACAAGGCCACTCTTCAGGCACGTAGTTGTAATCCTCATCAGTATCAAACATAATCATTACTGCGTATTTCATATATATAATCCTTAGTGCAAGTATTGAACTACTTGGGCTGCTAATAAAAAGAAAATTATCATAGCTACCCATACTAGTGCTAACTCTTTCATGGGAGAAAAAGGACAGGGCCGAAGCCCTGCCAGTTACAACGAAAGGAGTACATGGGTTGTTACCAACGATCCTCTGCAGCCATCTCTTCAAATGGTACATGTTCGAGGATGCCCACTTTCTCTAACCTTACTGAGGCGGTAGAACCCTCACCGTAGATAGAGATTTTAACCTTGGCCTTAGTGCCGTTACCAAGAGCACCGTCTTCAATGTAATCCCAAGGTTTATTGGTAGTGCCGTGGGTAACGGATGGCGCACCACCAAAGTCTTCAATACCAGAAGGGTGTTTGTTAGGACGTTTGAGTTTCATACCTGCACGATTGTCTGCTGCAGTAATTGGTTTGATCATACGGTTGCCCATTGATTCTTCAGGGAAACCTAAATCAACCATCTTCTGTAGCTCATCATCATCCTTGGGTACGAACACAGTATTGAACTGTCCTTCTGTACGTTCATGGTATTCTGAGTCATCTATGTTGTCCTCGAAGATACGTGCATAATATAAGTCACCTTCGAATACACCATACTGAGTTTTCTTTTTAGCTGCCATTATCTAGCTCCTCTTTACTGATTCGTTTCATCAACATATACGTAATTAATTCCAATGTCAAGCAAAAAATTACAGGGGATAGTGCAAATATCCAAATCAATGTGTGTCTCTCCAATTATACCCTATGTCAGTTGAACCTGCGAGTGGGCAGACCATACCAAACTTTATACCAGTGTCAACAATAGATTGCCTTTGTATCTTACCTAGTAGTTCAGCATCTTTCATCTGCCCACGCACTTCTGTTTGCCACTCATCATGAGGCCACGTAACAAGCTTAAACTCAAGGAACTGTCTCTTAGCTTTGTAGACCCAATCAAGTGCTGCATGTTTCATTATGGTTGACTCACCATTCTGAAGCATACCTGCTAGTGTCTTGTGTTCTGAAGGTACTATAACCCTACGTCCATCAAGACCTCTGAACCACCCACGTTTAGCTATGTGTGGTATTACCTTTTTCTTTAACTCAGCAAGTCCTTGAATTGATTGCATAAAGTTTTCAACTGCTTGCTTTGCTTCTTTCTGACTGACGTTTAGTATCTGTGCTACCTTGGCATTACCTGCACCTAGTAGGAACGCATAGATGAAAGTCTTAGCCATATCTCTAGTGACGTGTGACATACCTAGAGCCTTACGGTTGAGGTTGTGTATGTCTGTCTCATCCTCCTTCTTGCCTGACACGATAGCGTGTACGTATTCCTCTGACTTCATCAGGTGTGCAAGTACACGTAACTGGATACCCTCAGCATCTGTGCCTACCAAGTAACAGCCTTTAGGTACACACCATAGCTCACGTAGCTGACCATCGTATCTGTCCTTCACCTTCTCTACAGCAGTGACAGCATCACCATGAAACTGTGCAGGAATGTTGGCTTGGTTAGGATTTCTGTGTGCCATCCTACCTGTCCATGCACCAACGTGTGTAAAGCTACCGTGAATACGTGAATCGTCACCACAATGCCCTAACCACTCCACTAGTGAGGATCGTCTACCTTCAAGTGTCAACCACTCTGCTAGACGTTTGCCTCCTGCAGGTGCTGTCTCAGGCAG